GAAGTAAGCCCAGGTGCCGATTGCCACCAGCGCGATAAGGCTGGCAACCGTCTTCATAGGCATTTGTACTTTTGCTTCGTCTGAAATTTTAAGTGTCATATTAATTACAATTTATTTTATCAAGGTCAGCTGGTTTATCTTTATAAAACCAGAACCAAGATTTAATTTTAGTTCCTTCCTGAGTGTATGTACATTTAGGTCCTATTGAACATGAACTTAATGCGAATACTACTACTATAAAAAATATTGTTTTCATTAGTTATAACTATATCCTGTTGATGGTTGATTTGATTCTAAAGCTTTAAATAATTTTTTATGTTGGTCCATGATTTCTTCATCAGAATCCATCATCTTATCCATTTGATCTTCTAGTTTTAAAACTTGGGCTTGAATTCTTTGTACTTTATCTTCATGGACTGCCTGAATAGTTGAGAGTTCAAATGTTCTAGATAGACTCCAGCCAGCTAGGGCTAGTAAGATTCCAACTAACATTGTCATTAATTTTTCAATCATATTTTACTTCGTTTTCAAAAGAGAGGTCTAAGCCATGATCTTTTAGTTTTTTATAAGTTCTTTTATCACAATTACAATTATCACAAGTACATAAATCACCATCATAATGGTGGCCGTGAAGACTTTCCCCACAGTGACAATCACAGTGACATTTTTTACATTTACCCATTATTTTTGCCAACTAAAAAGCCAACTAACAAATTTTTTCCATAATTTTTTAATCATCTTTTTTCTCCTCAATTTCGTAAAAAAAGTTATCCGTATCTTCTGTTCTCCATTTACGAGTATCTTCTACGTTCCATTCTGAAGTTTGAACCTTCCAATCTGGCACTTCGTCTTTCACAGTGAAAGAAGGTATGTCCCATATAATTCGATTGTTAGGTTGTGCTGCATAATTGCCATCATCTAAAGCCATTATGTGTGCGCACTTGTGTTCGTGCGGTATTTCAGAATGATCTGTATCTACTATATTACTCTCTGGGTGGGCCCAGTCAACAGTAAAAAGATATGCACCTGTGTGTGTTTTTTTATCTTTACCAAAATATTTTCCGGATTGTCCATCTAAGATATCGTAAGAAGTAACAGAAGGAAAGTAACTAAAACAATTCCATAACTCCAACTCATCCAGTCGACGTCTAGGTACTTCTTCTGCTTTATACCCTCTTTGAATGAATGCAGAAATTGGTAGCCTGTAGAAGATTGCACCATTTTCCATAATTGCGTGAAAAAGTATCGGGCGACCAGTAATGGACGAAAACCCAAATATGATGCAGTCTTCAACTTCGCCATGATGTTTTTTAAGATCATAGAGATATTCTCTCCGGATCTGTGCATAGGTCACAGGAATATTTGCATTTAGATAAGACATCGCTCATTACAATAGTATTGCACCAATAACAAAACCTGCAATGAAGCCAACAATATATTCTCTATAATGTAGAGACCATACATCCCATTTAACTTTTAATTGTTTTAACATTTGTTTCATTTTTCCTCCTCTTTTATTGTACCCCAATTAGGGCCAGATTCATAGTCTACTTTATTAGGAACTTCAAGAGAAACGGCATGTTCCATTATCTCTTTTATTTTATCTGCGTTGTCCCTAACAGATATATCAAGTTCATCATGTACTTGTATGTGTGGGGTAATTCCTTCTTTATATAATTCTATCATTGCCTTCTTTGTCATGTCCGCTGCTGATCCTTGTATCAATCTGTTCAAAGCTTTGTATGTGTAAGCTCGTTTGATCCCTGGTCCGTGTTCCTGGATTGCTTGTTCATGGGGTAATGCTTTATGTATACCGAATTGGTTTGGTTCCCATAAATGAAATCTACAAAGTCTTCCAAGTAACGTTCTTATTTGTCCTCTACTTTGAGCACGTTGCATAACGTTGTCCATCAATCTTTTTACAAATGGAACTTTGTTGTGGTATTGTCTAAATAATTCATCGGACTTTTCTTTTGAAATACCTAGTTCAGCTTGTAATTTATTTTTTCCCATACCATAGAACAGACCAAGATTTATTGTCTTGGCCTGTGATCTAGGTATCTCTGCCATGTCTGCCACGATAGTATGGAAATCGGCATCGCCTTGGTTATAGGCTTCCAATACTTCGTCCACTCCATAGAGATTCTGTAAAGCTGCATAATGCACTACCAACCTAGGCTCTTGCTGAGAATAGTCAAAACAACCCCATGTATGGCCTTCCTCAGGTATAAATAATGACCTAATCCGTGGTCCAAGTTCCTTGTTCCTAGCTGGTATTTGTTGTAAATTTGGGTTTGAGTAGCTAAATCTTCCGGTTACTGTTCCACCGTTATCTCCTCTTAGTTGGTTAATTTCAGCATGAATTCTTCCTTTGTGGTTATGTTTTAATATGGTATCAATGAAGGTGGTATGGGCCTTGTTTATTTCACGAGCCCGGGCTATTTGTTTCACCAGTGGGTGGGGGTGATTCTGTAAAAAGTTTTTAGTAAATGATGGAGAATTTGTTTTTTCAGTGCGGTCGAATGGTAGGGAAAGTTTTTCAAAAACTTGAGCAATGGATCTCGCTGCCCATATTTGCACCTCTACTCCACTTTCTTTTTTTACTTTTTGTAGGCATCCTTTTTCTTCTTCAAGTAATTGTTGCTTTAGTTTGTGAGCGTTTTCAATATCTACTCGAACTCCTAAAAAACGCATGTCAACTAGGCAAGGAAAAAGTTCAATCTCTAATTCAAAAATAGATTGTACATCCTGGTGTAAAATTTCTTTCTTAAGTTCTTGCCAAAGTTCATATGTTAGTTCAGCATCTTTTTCGGCGTATGCACCTACGTACATAGCTGGTAGCTTATACATTTCAGCTTTAGCATCTACTCCCCAATCTTTTGCAGCTTGGTACAAAGCAGCTTCATCTTTCCCCTGGCCTATATATCGTCTGGAACAATTATTTAAATCATAACGCATTTGATTTTCATCAACAATTGCTGCAGCAATCATAGTATCAATTATCTTACCATTTATCTTAAGATCAAGAGATCTAATCCAACATACATCGTACATTGCATTATGAAATATTTTGATAGAATCTGTGTTTAGAACTGCTTGAAACCATTTTAAAACTTTCTTCCTATCCATATTACCACCACCCTCATGAGCAATTGGATAATAACCAGACCATCCCTTAACAGCTACAGCAATCCCGGTCACATCTCCTCTCCCTGTAACACTACCTGATCCCATCTTAATTAAATCTGGATCTTTTGTTTCTAAATCTATTGCAATCTCATCATGTTTAGATAAGTCTGGAAATTCTTCTGGCGGTAACCATTCTGTTTGAGCTCTAAATAATGGAATTTGCATTATCTAATAATACCCCACGAATTCTTTTTTTCTTTAATTTCTTCTTTCACTTCTTCAGGATAATCTCTATCAATCGCCATGTCAATATAATGTTTTGCTTTTAATAAATCTTCTTTTTGATTTTTCTGTTTGTGGCGACATAAATATTTTATGGCATTGCCCTCCGCAAACGGAATATTATTTCTGTTTATAAATTCTGATGGCTGAATGACCATAGATTTATAATGATTCCCACCTACCTGCTTTTTATAAATTTCATCTTTCATTAGCACATTCTCTAATTAATCTTTGAATATAATATTCATGTCTTCTTGCTTTAACTTCTGGACGTTGATAATATGCTTTGTCCCATGCTTTACCTTTAGGACTTTTTCTCCATTTTTTTCTCGCTCTTTTTCTAGTTTCTTCAGACCAGGAATTTTTCATATACTCTCCATTGGGTATGCTTTTTCATAATCTTTAGGTCTTATAATATGTAAATTTTCTTTTGTTCTTGTTGCACCCACATAAAACAATCTTGTTTCATCATCTGGATTTTTTAAATAAGATCTATTTGTATTAGTAGTTAGATCAGTTAATAAAACTACATTAGGTCTTTCTCCACCTTTAACACTATGTATTGTTGATAAATGAATTCTTGGATTTCCTTTTAAGTTTTCTCCATTTCTACGCATACTTCTAATATAATTTTTTCTTCTAAAATTTAAATCATCAAATGCCTCGTGCCATACAGCATCTGTTTTTAAACCATAGTATTTTTTTAACATGGCTAAATCATAAAAACTTTCTTTAGCCATTCCTTTAAGTTTTGATTTATTGACTTGTTGTGGTGTCATATAACTATAAATTCTTTCTATCTGTTTGTAATTTAATGGAGTTCCCTTTCGAGCTGCTTCCCATTCTCCCGCTGCTTCTGATGCATCTTTCTCCGGCATCCTTTTAAATCTATTTTCAAAGTACCATCCTCGCTCTCTCATTTCATCTTCCACATCGTCTAACATGTGACGTGTTCTAGATAATACATACCATTCGCCTGAAGACATATCTAGATCTTTTATATCATCATGAAAGTTTAAAGAACCCTGATGATCTCTGGGTGCCCACTCTTTATATCTTCTATTAGAAACTCTTTTAATAATACCTAACGCAAAATCGTGTATAGCTCTTGGTATTCTTCGCGATCGAGTTAGGTTTAATAATTTTCCACTTTGTGCAATAAAAGAATCTACATCGGCACCAGCCCATCTAAATATTGCCTGATCATCATCCCCTGCAATAAAAGAATCTTCTGTATTATTCCAAATAGTTTTTGCCATATCCCATTGCATTAAAGATAGATCTTGTGCTTCATCAATAAACACAACATCAAATTTAGGACATTTTTCTGATTTAATAAATTCTAATATCATGTCATTATAATCTTTAAGAACGTTTTCTTTTTTATATCTTTCTAATTCGTTAGCTAAATGAACTAAGGTTTTGTATTCTACTTCTGTATTATGTTCTCCCATCTTTAACTGTTGTTCTAATGTTATATTTCTAAGTTTAGCTAAATGAATAAGTCTTAAGTAATCACTTTTAGTTGTAAATATAC